TTCGGGCAGGGCTTCAAGGACATGTCCCCGCCTACGAAGGAGCTGATGAAGCTGGTGCTGGAGAAGCGAATCGCCCACGGCGGTCATCCCGTCCTGCGGTGGATGATGGACAACATCTTCATCCGCACCGATCCTGCCGGGAACATCAAGGCGGACAAGGAAAAGAGCACGGAGAAGATCGACGGCGCGGTGGCGACCATCATGGCGCTGGACCGTGCGATCCGCTGCGGACTGGACACCGGGGAGAGCGTCTACGATACCCGCGGCCTTTTGTCGTTCTGATGCGTGTCCACTTTCTGATAAGATTCATATTGAGAAATGTAGTATCCTAATATCGTGAAAAACCGCAGGGACTTCCCGGACAACCGGGCGGTCCCGTTTTTTATGGGAGGAAATGACCATGGGACTTAGAGAATGGCTGGGCATCAGCGCAAGGGATGCTCCCAAAGTACAGGACAGCGTCCGTGATTCCGGGCAGACCTTTGTGTTTGGCAAGGCGGAATCCGGCGAGACGGTCAATGAAAAATCCGCCATGCAGATCGCCACGGTGTATGCCTGTGTGCGGCTGCTGGCGGAATCGGTGGCGGGGCTTCCGCTTCATTTGTACAGGTACACCGAGGGCTCTGACCGGGATAAGGAACGGGCGACGGATCATCCGCTGTATAAGCTGCTGTACCGCCAGCCCAACCCGGAGATGACCAGCTTCTCCTTCTTCGAGACGCTGATGACACATCTGCTTTTGTACGGCAACGCCTATGCGCAGATCATCCGGGACGGCAGGAACAGTGTCGTTTCACTGTACCCGCTTCTGCCGGAGAACGTGGAAGTGGACCGGGACGAGAACGGGCGCATCTACTACATCTACCATGCCTACACCGACGAAAAGCCGGGAGAGCGGGATAAGGATATCTTCTTCCGCAGCGACGAGATATTCCATGTCCCAGGTCTTGGATTCAACGGTCTGGTGGGCTTTTCGCCCATCGCCATGATGAAGAACAGCCTCGGCACTACGCTGGCGGTGGAGAAATACGGCAGCGCCTTCTTTAAGAACGGTGCGCAGCCGAGCGGTGTGCTGGAGCATCCGGGCGTGCTGAAGAACCCTGAAAAGCTGCGGGAAAACTGGTCGGAGATTTACGGCGGTCCCGGCAATGCCCACCGTGTGGCGGTGCTGGAGGAGGGCATGGCGTATAAAGCCATCTCCCTGCCGCCGGAGGACAGCCAGTTCCTTTCCACCAGGCAGTTCGGGGTGAACGAGATATGCCGCATCTTCCGGGTACCGCCGCACCTCGTCCAGGACTTGGAACACGCAACCTTCTCGAATATAGAACACCAGTCGATTGACTTCGTGGTTCATACCCTGACGCCCTGGCTGGTGCGCTTTGAGCAGGCTATCGTGAAGGACCTGCTGCTGGAATCGGAGCAGGATGCGTATTTCCCGAAATTCAATGTGGACGGGCTCCTGCGCGGGGATTACCAGAGCCGTATGCGCGGCTACGCTACCGGCATCAGCAACGGTTTTCTGTCTCCCAACGACTGCCGAAGGCTTGAGAACATGAACCTGATCCCCGCCGAAAAGGGCGGTGACGATTACTATCTTAACGGCGGCTACGTCCGGCTTGAGGATGCGGGAAAGGAAACCAAAGATACACCGGAGCCTGAACCGGAGCAGGAAGAGCAGCAGGAACCCGATAAAACCACGAACAGGAGGAAGAGATGAAGAAGTTTTGGAACTGGATTCATGATGACGGCGGTGGCCGCATCCTCCGGCTGGAGGGTCCCATCGACAGCGAGAACTTCTGGGGTGATGAGATCACGCCTCAGATGTTCCGCAAGGACCTTGAAGCCGAGGAGGGCGACGTCACCGTCTGGATCAACTCGCCCGGCGGGAACGTGTTCGCCGCGGCTGAGATTTACACCATGCTGAAGGATTATGCCGGAAAGGTCACTGTGAAGGTCGCGTCCCTTGCCGCCTCCGCTGCGTCGGTGGTGGCGATGGCCGGAGATACGGTGCAGATGTCCCCCACGGCGCTCCTGATGCTGCATGACCCGTCCACTGTGGCAATGGGCAATACCCGCGACATGGAAAAGGCTATCGCCGCGCTGAACGAGGTCAAGGAGGCCATCGTCAACGCCTACGCCGCCAAGAGCGGACTTCGCCGGGGCAGGATTGCCGACCTCATGTCGGAAGAGACCTGGCTCAACGCAAAGAAAGCAGTGGAACTGGGCTTTGCCGATGAAGTTCTCTACGACGGCAGAAAGCCGGAGGAGGACAAGGACCCGGAAAAGGAGGATGCTCTGCCCGCTGAGGCGCAGCTGTTCTCCACCCGCGTGATGGACATGGCGATCCTCGACCGCCTGGGCATCACAAGAGGCACAGAGGAGCCGCCGTCCGCTCCCGTGATCGGCATGGACGGCAAGACCAAGGAAGGGGCTATGCCCTTTGAAATACTCAAAAACCAGCTGGACTTTCTCAGATGAGGAGCCCGGTTATTTTTATGGAAGGAGATAAATCCATGAGTAAGATCATTGAACTTCGCAACAAGCGCAATACCCTGTGGGAGCAGACCAAGGCTTTTCTGGAGCAGCACCGCGACGAGAACGGCCTGGTAGCCGCCGACGCCGTGGAGCAGTACGACAAGATGGCAGCCGATGTGAAGGCCCTGGGCGATGAGATCAAGCGCCTGGAGGACCAAATGGAGATGGATGCCAAGCTTTCCGCTCCGACCTCCGCGCCTGTCCATGCCGACCCGAAAGCGGACAGCCGCAAGGCCAGCCGCCCGACTGCGACTGACGCCTACAACAAGGCGTTCTGGGACATGATGCGCGGCAACAACAGCCTGGAAGTGCGCGACGCGCTTTCCGTGGGCGTAAACGAGAACGGCGGCTTTACCGTCCCGGACGAGTTTGAGCGCCAGCTGATCCAGGGGCTTGAGGAGAATAACATCTTCCGCACCCTGGCGCACACCATCCGTACCAACTCCGGCACCCGTACCATTCCGATTGCTACGGACAGCGGCTCTGCTTCCTGGATCGAGGAAGGCGCGGCCATCCAGGAATCCGATATGAGCTTTGCCCAGGAGACCCTGTCCGCCTACAAGCTGGGCTGCATGATCAAGGTTTCCAACGAGCTGCTGAACGATTCCGCCTTCAACATCGCCGCCCACATCGCGCAGCGTTTCGGCGTGCGTTTCGGTAACGCCGAGGAGGACGCCTTCATCAACGGCACCGGCCCGTCTGCCAATCCGCAGACCACGCCTTCCCAGCCGACCGGCATCCTGACCAGCCTGACGCCGGAAGCAGGCAACATCACGGCAAATGCCCTGACAGTCCACTTCGACAACATCTACAAGCTGTATTACAGCCTGAAGTCTCCGTACCGCAGAAAGGCTTCCTTCCTGTGCAACGAGACCCTGCTCCTGCAGCTGATGCTGCTGAAGGACAAGAACGACAACTACATCTGGAAGCCGGGCCTTGAGGTCGGAAAGCCCGATACCATCCTGGGCCGTCCGATCTACACCAGCGGATACATGCCTGCCATCACCGGCACGGCTGCGCAGGACAAGAACAAGAAGGTGCTTCTGTTCGGCGACTTTTCCTACTACTGGATCGCCGACCGCCAGAGCCGCACCTTGAAGCGCCTGAACGAGCTGTACGCCGTGACCGACCAGGTAGGCTTCATCGGCACCCAGCGCGTGGACGGCAAGCTGATCCTGCCGGAGGCTATGCAGGTCATGGCTCTGGGCAGCGGTACTGCCAGCAACGGCTAAGACGGGAGGTGACCGATCATGGCGCTGATTTCGCTTGCGGAAGCCAAAGAGTACCTCCGGGTGGACACGGCGGATGAGGATGCCATGATCGGCATCCTTTTATCCTCCGCCGGGAGGTTGTGCGCGGATGTGGCAAGGCTCAGTGATGAACAGTGGGCAGCGGTGGATTCCGATGAGGATGATCCCGCGCTTACGACTATCCGGGAGACCATGCGTGTGGCGATTCTTTATGCCCTGGGCTATCTCTTTGAGCACCGGGAGGAAGCCGACCACCACACCCTGGTGCTGACGCTGCGTTCTATCCTCTTTGCCGTGCGGGAAGGGGTGGTCTGATGAACATTGCGGGACTTAGGGTACGGATCACCATCCAGAAAAACGAGACCGTGGTGGACAAGTACGGAAACCACACCTCCGCCTGGACGGATTACTTTTCCTGCTGGGCCACGGCGGTGACCAGCGGCCTTTCCTCCAAGGAGGAAGAGGCTTCCGGTCATACGGTGGAGGCAGACCGGCTGGATTTCACCGTCCGCTGGTCATCTGAGACTGCTGTTGTCAACTCGAAGCAGTACCGGGTGATGCTGGGCGGCCGGATTTACAACATTCTTTCCATCGACGAGATGGGCTTTAAGCATAACAGCAGGAAGCTTCACGCGCAGCTTTCAGAGAGGTAACGCTATGGGCAGAACAATCCCGGTCGATAAGCTGGCATCGGAGGTCATGGAGGGCCTTGAGGAATATGCGGAGCTTACTGCCGACGTTTTGAAAAAAGAAATACAGGAAGCAGGCAAGCTGGCAAAGACGCAGATCTCGCAGACGGCACCGCGTAAGACCGGCCGGTATGCAAAGAGCTGGGCGGTCAAGAAGATTAGCGAAACTTCCAATTCCCTGGAGGTCACGGTGCATTCAAAAAACCGCTATATGCTGACGCATCTTCTGGAAAACGGCCATGCCAAACGCGGCGGCGGACGGGTGGCTGCCATTCCTCACATCGCGCCCGCAGAGGAAGCAGCTGTGCAGGCTTTGGAGAGAAACATAGAGCGGGAACTTGGGAGGTTGTGATGGAAAGACTACTTGCAATCATGGAGGAGATCGGGCTGCCCTTTGCCTACCATCACTTCGCTGAAGGGGAATCTCCCGATCCGCCTTTTATCTGCCTTCTGACCTCCGGCAGCGATAACTTCGCCGCGGATGGCCGGGACTATTTCAAGATCGACCAGATCAATATTGAGCTGTACACCGACCGGAAAGCCCCGGAGCTGGAAGACAGTGTGGAGACCGTGCTGGATGGGCACGGCATTTTTTATCAGAAAACGGAGGTCTGGATCGACAGTGAAATGCTGTACGAGGTCCTCTACCAATTTGAAATGGAGGGTATGAATCATGCCGAAGAAAAAGAATAAGGTCAAATTCAATATCTGTAATGTCCACTACGCGATCCTGACCGTCGCGGATGACGGGACATTCTCCTTCGGAACGCCGGTGCCGATGCCTGGTGCGGTTTCCCTGGCGCTGGATGCCAACGGCGAGCCCACCAACTTCTACGCGGACGGCTACGCCTATTACACCATCGGCAACAACATGGGCTATGAGGGTGACCTGGAACTGGCCATGGTGCCGGAGTCCTTCCGTACCGATGTGCTGGGTGAGAAGCTGGACGCCAACAACGTCCTGATTGAAAACGCCAATACGGAAACGGTAGACTTTGCGCTGCTGTTTGAGTTCGACGGCGACATCCGCAAAATCCGCCACGTCCTGTACAAGTGCGCTGCCAGCCGTCCGAGCGTGGAATCCAAGACCAATGAGGAAGAAGTCGAGGTGCAGACCGAGACCCTGTCCGTCAAGGCAACGCCGATGGCGAACGGCATCGTGAAGGCCAAGACCGGCGACGATACCACGGACAGCGTCTATCAGAACTGGTACCAGACGGTGTACCTGCCGACCGAGATTCCGGCAGAGGAACAGGCAAACGGCTGATAGGAGGATGAAACCATGAGCATGACAAGGACAATCGAGATCGATGGCAAGCAGGTGCCCTTCAAGGCATCTGCCGC